CCTAAGTCACCAACTACAAAACCTGAAATGTTGTAGTTCGTACTAGAATCATCACCTGCACTATTTTGAACAGATACTTTGTACCCAGCACCATTTCTACTAGGAGTGCTTTTTAAAAGCGATATAGTACCTGTAGCAGTTGCTGATGCAAAATAAAAATTATCGTCAGAGGAAGGTGTAATAGCAAATACATCTGATTGCATAACTTACTCCTCATTAAATAGTATAAAATCCGCCAGCCGATACAGGTTGCATGTACTCAACAGTTGCTATAGCGTCACCTAACACACCAACATTAGCGGGTGAAGTTGGGAAGAATGTAGCAAAAATCTGTGCGCCACCTGTTCCAACATTTATAGAAGCTGTACCCATAGCTGAACTTCTGACATTAGTAATAGCTGTTACCACTGTACTAGCTAAGAAAGTTCCATCGCCTGTAGCAGTTCCAATAGTCATAGTAGCTGTAGCAGAAGCATTAACAGCTTCAAAAACATTTAAACTTACATTAGTAACTTGTGCGCCCGGAGGTAAAGTTGCAACAGTTGTTGTTGCAGTAGCTCCTACAACGTCAACTCTAGCTGATTGAGCCATTAATACAAAACCTGTGTTTTGTACGTCTGTGCCTACAGTTGTACCTGTAGTGTCTTTGGTTGGTCCTGCTTTTATAGGACCAGAAAAAGTAGTGATACCCATTTAATTCTCCCTGTGTATTAGCACATAGATTATATCATCTCTAATAAGTCTGCTAGGTCAGTTGATATAAAATTTTTAACCCTAGAAAACAACAGGGGGCCGAAGCCCCCTATCGTTAAGAAGCTCCTGGAGAGCCAAACATCCCCAAAGGATCAGAAACGCCAAATGAATAACGCTCACGAGCCTTGTATCTAACATTGCCTGTATCAAAATCTCCATCCATAGATGTTGCCATCGGTGTACGGACAAAATGCTTTAAGCCGTTAGGTACGTCAGTTGTTAAGAACCACGCATTTGTGTCTGTTAAATAATGATTAACAGCATAACCTTCTGGAATAGTTCCATTGGTCTTGATAGCGTTAAGGTCATTATCAGCAGTAGCAACTCTTAACTCACTATCGAGAATACGAGTAGCCACAAACATCAATGCTGGTGGGATAATTAACTTCTTAGGTTTAGCAGCTATTAACAAACCACGCTCATCAGTCCAAGCAGCGATTTGAATAGTAGCATCTTCTAAAGATGTCTCATTTAAATCTGCACCTGTAGAAGGGCGATTGCTGTTTGTAGCACCATTTACTAATGGATGTGAGGTAGAAAATAATACCTGCCCATCACCATAAGTAGGGTTGCCTGTGCCAGTAAAACCTTTGTTAAGAACTGTAGCAGACTTAACTTGTTTTGTATACGCCATAGCACGAGCCAAAGCCTTTGTATAACGAGCGCCAAGACTATCGTAAAGATTATCTTCAGATGCCTCTTCTGTTATTGCAAAGCCCATAGCAATTGTTTCATGGGTATAGCGAGATGTGAACGCTTCTTGTGCATTATCATAAGAAACAGCAGCACCTTCGGTTTTTACTGGGGCTTGCCCAAAACCGGATAGCTTTGTCTCTTCTTCAAATGAACGCTCAGAAGTTTCAGTTTCATAAATCTCCTTATGCTCTTCACCATATTTCTGGTATTCGAGTCCATACAAGGCATTTAAGCCCGGAAGGAGTTCTTTTAGTAGTTGCGATCTTGAAATTGCCATTTAAAACTCTCCTTAAATACCTAGATTATTCTCTGATGAGAGAACACTAAAGTTAAACTTAACAATGAACTCTGGGAAGTTATCATTCTCTGTACCAGCAACAACCTCAACAACTCTCATTGCTAAAGTTTCTGTTACAGCGAGTGAACCACCATTACTACCGACAACAAGGTTTATACCTGAAAGTCCAGTAGTGGTGCTTTGAGCTTCATAGTTACCTAATGCTGCGTTTTTACCAACAGCGCCAGCAAAACCAGAACCGTCTGTGCCACTATTAAATGTTCCTAACTCAGCACTACCTTGAATCTGATATAGCTGTCTTGGATCATCGTTGACTCTAACAAATATATCTGTAAAGCCAGCGGTAGTAGCATTGGCTGGTAAATGTTGTGCAAATTGTTGAACGCCATTAGCATCAACATATCTAACACCAACACATACACCCATAACACCAGCAGTGGCGTTAGTAGATGTCGCTTTAAATTCAACCGCTACAGGTGTAGCTGTTGCGGCTGAAGGTAACCCAGCAGAACTTAGTAATACCTCATCACCAAAAAATATTCCAGCCGTATTATTAGCCTTAACTGGAAACTCTCTCATGGCCCCACCATGATTGGGTGTTCCGCCAAGCATATTGATTGGACGTAACCCGAAAGGGGAAGCAGTAGCTGCCATCTATAAATCTCCTAATAAAAAATTATTTACCTTTACCAAAAGATACCGATGTTTTGTGATCTTTAAACAAAGGCGCTCTTGGGTCATTTTCTCTATAAAAATTATTATCAACTGAATCCATTTGGTTATTAGCCTGATTCTGATAATATTCGTTTCGTTGTTCTACAAGCTCTATTGGAGTTTTGCAGAGTAATAATCCGCCTATTTCTACACAGCCCGGATGCCTACTATTTATGTCTGCTACGATTTGCATATGTGGTTGTTCTGTCGCTTTAACTGGCTCCCAACCTTCTCTTAGTTTCATAGAAACATTTCGAGGATCGGCCTCATTTAAAGTAGACGTGCGAACCCACCTATAATCGTATCCGGGTAGCCTATCAGGTTCTGGTAACGTAGAAGGAGGTGCCCAACTCTTTGGTCTCTCCGCGGAAGTTCTAGTTTCGCGTGTTCGGTCGATTCTTTTATCAGCCATTTTTACTCTCCAATCTAATCATTTCTTTAGCATATTGTTCTGGTGTCAACCCTAACTTTTTTGCTAGATTTATCTGTGACGTACTAAGCCGTACTTTCTTAGAAGACGTTGTTCGTGTGACTGGAGCTACAACTGCTGAAGATTTTAACTTCGTTCCTGCATTAGCCTCATCAGAGTCAAAGTTCTCTGGGAATCGTTTCCGCATGGTGTCATTAATAACACTGTAATACTCATCCGTAGTGGCGTACGCTACGCCATTTTGCTTTACCAACTTCTCATGCAAACCTAATGCAAGGCTGGTCATTTCTTCGTCTTGACCAAACCAATCATTCTTTTTCTGCCATTCCATAGCCTTTGCGTCAGGTGGTAAAGCAGCAGGTTGCTCTGTATTTTCTTTTTGTACACCACTTTTTTCAGTTTGTAAAGGGGTTTTTAGATTTTTTACTTTGTCTGATCTAATGCTTGCAGCATTAAGCACTTCTTGAGCTGCTAACATTTTTTCGCTATCGCCTAATTCATACGCTTCTTTATACTGTTTTTTAGCTGATTCTAGTTCTAAACCAGCCGCGTTTGTTTCAGTATCTACAAAACGATTTTTAAGTTTTTTGTTTTCTTCTAACAGTCTTTTAGCTGCTTGAATAGCTTCTTGATTTTCACGTTGAACACGTTCTTTCTCTCTACGTTCATCATGCCAAACCTTTTTAAGCTGATAAATCTTATCTTTTACTTTGTCATCATACTCAGTTAGCTCATCAGAATCTAACCTTTCAACTAACTCTTTAGGTAGGTTTTTTCTATTCTGATCTGCTTCAGGAGTATCATCAGATATTTCTACTTCAACATCAGATACTTTAGCTTCTACTTCTTCTTTTTCATTAGATATACTCTGCTCTTCAGCCATATTGCTCTCCTATGCTCGTGAAATTCCTCGTGGGTCTTCTACAACCGCCTCTACGCTGTCATCATTTATAAGGCGAAACTCTTTACCATGTATTTTTACCCTTGTGCCTGAATTAGGTCTAGCTAAAATAAAATCACCCTCTTTACACCAAGGACCACTAGGAAACCTATCTTTGTCTGTATAACAATCAGGACCAAGTTTTACAACAAAAAACACAGTGCTTAAAACTTCTTCAAAGTGTTTTGTTGTATCAGCTTTAATTAAACCGCTTTCATACTTGTCTTCTATATTAGGCACCGTACATAAAATATGATACCCAGAAGGTTCTGGTAATTGTTTGGCTTTATCCTCTTCAGTAGCTTCACTCATCTTCGTAGTCTTCCTCCGTAGTTCGTCTAAGGTCTTCAACGTGTGCCTTTGCAGCATTTAGACCTTTTATCACACCGCAAAGTTTTTGATACTCGTCATAGGTTTTAGCTGACCCATTAGATATAGCCCCACTAACACTTTCTATTTCTTCGTCTATTTTTCCAAACAACACTTCAAAAACAGTCGTCATTCTTTAGGCTCCTGTGTTGGAGGTGTTGGGGCCACAGGTTTTTCTTCCTGTTGTGTCATTGACATAGCTTGCTGCATAAACATCCTAGCTATTTCATCGTCTGATTTATCTAAGGCTCGTTGTTCTTCAACTAACATTTTTATAGCTTCAGAAGACTCTTTCTGTTCTAACTTCGCATCCTCTGTAGCTGCTTTTGCCATAGCAGTAAGCTGAGTTTGTCGCTCTTGTGAAGCGATTCTCTCCTGCTCTACTGCAATCTGTGCTTGTTTAAGAGCAGTATCTGCTTGATCTTTTTGTGCTTTTCGTTGAGCATCTTGCGCTTTAATTTGTAATTCTTGTTGCTGCATTTGAATAATCGGATCTTGTGCCTGTTGTTGAGCTTTTTGTTGCGCTACAGCAGCGGTGTTATTTTGCGCTACCTTAGTAGCTGCTTGAGCCACTAACCTAGAAATTTGAGTTTCGTACTCTTCTGGAATCTCTGCATCTGGTTTAGGTAATGGTGCACCCAACTGTTGCTCCATTTGAATCCTATACTTAAACCCAACGTGTTCAGCAATATGTGCTTGTAGACTTGCAATTATGGCTTTTGCGTTTGGGTTTTGTCCAATAAGCTGTGATACAGACGGGTCATTTAAAAACGCAGTATGTACAGTAATATGAGCGTCATGGTCTTGATACAAAAAGGCTTTTAAT